CGCTCAGCAGGTCTGAGGTTCATGTCCCAGGGGCGACACTACGTCCTCATTTTACACTCCTTTCCTTCTCCAGTCTCATCTCCAACAGAGATGTCATAGGAAGATGCCCTAAAGCCCGACATCCTTTGGTCGGTTCTCACTTAATGATCTCTTACAAACCGTGCCACCTTATAGAGGCCTAAGGTGTTACGTTTAGCAGGCTAAACGAAGGTACCGACACGGTGGACTTTCAGATCCTAAGGGTTGTCTCCCTCGTCTGCATGTTGAAGGTTGGTTTACTGACGGGCCGGAGCCCTCCCAACTCTCACACATGAGACCAAGAGAATTTCACAAGCTGACGTGCTTCCTCACGTTAACACGGCGCCACACGCGCCTCACACCTTTGAGTCACCCTTCGCCGGAACGAAATCCGAGACAGGGCCCTCACCATCCCACTCCGAATACGGTGGAAGAACGTCCCATTCGACATCCTGGGAAGCCAGGACGTCCTTAAAAATGGGTACTTCACGAGACCGTATAAGAGGCCTTTTAAACCTCTCCTTCACCGAACGACGAGTAACCTTCCTCCCAGTCAAGTACGACCAGTAATCGCCCGCGTATCTCAATCTTTCGAAAGAGAAACCGGGGCGCCTGACCCTCGAGAGGGCCAAACAATACTGGAGCGCACTTGACTCCGAACGAAACTCGACGGACCACCTCCAACTAGTCATCTGCAGGACAGATAACTCGACGAGTTCTTCCGACAACCTGTCCCGATCAACCATAATGACATCCCTGGAAGGGAGATGAACATTATGGGGCACGGGAAGACAGGGAGCCGGATAGATCTCGAGATCCGAGGGAAGGAGCCGAAAGATCCCCGCCAACCTCCACGCTAACAAACCGCGAAAGCCTAATTCATCCAGTGTCAAGCGGACAGTCCGAAGACTGCCCACATGCCACCTGAAAAAAAGCCAAACCGGCTCGAAAACGTGCAGGGCCGCTCAAATCACCCAAAAAAGAGTGAAAAGAAGCGCCCAATGAGGTCGGGTAATCACTTGACCGGAGCATCCCTAATCTCAGCGTGTGCTTCAACGTGAGGGCCTCATCCTTCCACACAAAAAGTGTGGAATTCAAAGTCCCAAACTCCGCAGACACTGAGGTTTTGGTCCTCTCCACCTCAAGCCCCAAATCCTCCACAGTTGACATCCACTGCCGAGCAAAGCACTCAGTGGACTGAAACAAGATGTCATCCCCATTTATCATCAAGGGAAGTCTCCCCTCAACTTTAAAACGCCGACAGGCCCAGCGGAAAGCTAGGAAGTTCTGAAAGCACAATAAAGGAAAGGAAAGAAAAGAACCCATCATTTGACCGGTAGTGACCCGAAAGTCAATCCCGTGTTCAAGGGACCAAAGATTGGGGCGGAGTGAAGACATAGCATGGCGCCACACGGATTCGGGAACAAAAACCGAATTACGACGTGCGGCGGCTAAAATCTCCTCAGCCACCTCGATCGACAAATTGTCCGTGGCTGACTTGTAGTCACCGGACACCAACACACCCTTCTCACGAGAAAACCCCGCCCGCTTCAACTTATCGCTCGTTGGATCCCCCCGGCAAAGCCAGGGCGTTCTCGAAAGACGAGCATACAAAGTCTTGTGCAACGGACGCAACAAAAGTTGCTCCGAAGAAAACTTTGTAAGCGGACGGGGTTTACCCGCCGATTGAACAACCAAGAGTTGGCCGTCGCCGGCCGGGGGTTCGTAAGCTACATCACCGAGGACAGCCGCTAAGAAAAGCGACTGATCCCCTCCGTAGCCACACGTCCCCCCATCGCGACGGCCACACTCTGTGGTGCCCTTGATGGGCGGAGAAGTGGAGAGGCAAAACCCTTCATAAGCGGAATCCCAACCCTTCGAAAAGAAGCGACGGGAAGTTTCCCTTACGAAAGCAAGGTAGCCCCTCGGTAAAACCCGGGGCGGGCGTGAAAGCCCTTCGGCAACCGCGGTCAAAAGACCGGATTCCCGACAGGAACACGACGGAGGAAGAAGTTTTTTTATTGACTGCCAAGCCATCCGCTCGGATTCAGAATCCGATGGACACTCAGCAAGAAATTTCTTAACCTCCGAGGCCAAATCCGCACAAGAGGATACACGTGGTTCGAAACCACTAACGCTCTTGTCGAAAATAGCCCCCCAGCTCGCGGCAGCTCGACGGACCAAGTCCGTAGTGCGAGCCTGCGAGACGCGGCATCGCCGCGGGGTTCCCCGAACCATTACTCAACTAACTGCTAGACCAAAGAGTCGAAGCGGCGCCAAGTCCTGTCTCTAGCCTCC